GTAACTGCAAAAACTACCGTAGAGTTACTAACACATCCTATAGTTATGAACACAGACGAAGAACTTAAAGTACAAGCAGAAAATGCTGATGATCTTCATGTAGTTTGTAGTTATTTAGAGGTTACATGATCGGTGTTGTAAAAATACCTGAAGAAAATATAGAAACAGTTTGGAGTTTAGTTGATGATCCTATCAGCAAAGCTGTAGCTTACTCTGGTCATCATTATAACAGTAAAGACGTATATGAGAACTGCCTAAACGGTGATTATCAACTATGGTTGGTATGGGATGAAGAACAAGAAACCAAACTAAAAGGTGTTGTGGTTACTAAAATAATCATAAGACCAAACTCAAAAGTGGCAAACATATTTATTTGCACTGGAAAAC